GGCATGAACACCGTCTCGTCGCCCTCGCCGTGGGTGTGGACGATCTCGTCACCTGGCCCGTCGAGGCCCATCTCCTGGGCTTTCTCGACGGCCTCGCCGGGGTTATCGAAGATATAGGCGTCCGGTACGTCCTGCATCGTCGCGGTTTCGTCTTTCTTGTAGCCCATCTCGGCGTCCTCGGCGAGCGCCGCGTGGATGGCGGTCGCCGACAGCGCCGCCGCCTCGCCGGCCTCCGCCGACGCCGACGGCGCCGCGCCCCGCTGGACGAGCGACAGGCCCGTAAACTGGATGTTCGTCGCGAGCATCGCCTCGCCCTGGTCCGTCTCCACGGTACCGCCGTCGGCGTGCCGCGCTTCGATCGATACTTCGAGGTTTCCGTCGGCCGCCTGCTCGGCGAGCGAGCCATCTTCGAGTTCGGCTTCGTAGATGACGCCGCGGTCGGGATCGAAGCCCGCCCGGACGACTTCGCCGACGTCCTGTTCCGAGTGGAGCGGGTTGACCGGCGTGCCTTCAAGCGAGGGGGCCGCCGCCCGGAGGGCGTCGGCCCGCCACACCTTCCGATCGCCCGAGAGGCCGCGACTAACGTCATCCACTCCGACCGCGACGCCGCTGATAACCTGGTTGTTCTCGGCGAGGCCGGCGATCCGACTCGTGAGGGTTGCGTTCGTGGGCATGGTTATTCGATCACCGGGAGGATGGCGCATCGACACTGTGGATGCACGGGCGGTTTGACCGGATACTCACCACCGAGTGAGTCCGGCTCGCCCTCGTCGCTGTCGTACTCGAAGGTCGCCTCGCGCATCGCATCGGTCGCGTATTCGGCCCCCTCGATGGCCTCGCAAATCGGGCAGACCCGACTGTCGTCCGCCGTCGCGAACTCCCCGGAGACCGTCACGCCGTCGACGTCCGCCCGGTCGTAGCGGTCGAGCGTCGCGTCGGCGTAACTATTGATCACTTCCGTCCGGGCGAGGACCTCCGCTCGCGTCCGTTGGATCGTGCGGACCTCTTTCGTCAGTCGCCGTGCCATCTCGCGAGGGTTGACGCCCTCCGCGAGACCCTGCGTGAGGACGTCCCGGACGACGGGCGCGGCCTCGGCGGTCACGGATTCGAGGGCCTCATACGTCCGCGCGTAGAGGCGGCCCAACTGTCGGGCGGGGACACCGAGTTGTAGCGGGTTCTCCGTCTCGGCGACCGACACGCCCGCGTTCCGGAGTCGCGCCGTCGCGTTCTCCCAGCCCTGGACGTACGCCGCCCGGATGTAGGTCGAACTCCAGTGGTTGCCGTCGCGGACATCGCGAGCGCGGAGCGGCTCGAGGACGGCCTCGCGGAGTTGCTCGCGGAGCCACTTGATGAACGCCCGCGTTTTGCCGGCGTCGGTCGGGAACCGCTCGACGTCGTCGGCATCGGCGAGGCGGCTGTCCTGTGTGAGATGCAGGACGTCGTCCTCGTAGCCCGCGGCCTCGCGAACACGGCCACGGAGCCGCTTGAACCGCTGGCGGACCTCGCGGAGGAACCGCCGCCGGATCGCTTCGGTGTTCGTGGGATCGGTCGACAGTTGCCGGAGTCGGGCCTCGTGCGTGTGGGCGTGTGCGTGCGGCATCTCAGTCGCCTCCGTCACGCCAGCCCTCCCACTGAAGCACCCGATCTTTGAACGACGCCGCCAGCCGGTTCGAGCCGAGTTCCTGCCGCGCGCCGCGGAACGTCCCGCCCATCGACGACCACGCGTCGAGGAGGATCAACCGATTCGGCTTCGGCGACTCGTCCCACGAGTCGGGGATCCCAAACGTCGTCTCGGCGAGGGCCGCGTCGGCGTCGGGATCGGCCGCCGCCGACTCGGTCTCGAGCGCGCCGACGGGGTCCTCGACGCCCGTGTCCGGCATCTCGGTCTCCGACAGTTCCGACGCCGAGTAGAAGCCGACGCCGACGCGGGCGTCTTTGAGGCCGACGACGTACGTCGGCGAGTCCGTCGAGGCGTCGACCTCGCCGTCCTTGCCCTCGAACGGCTCGGTCTCGACCGCCGTCACGACGCCGAGACCCTGCGGCGACTGGACGACGTCGCCCTCCGCGTACTGGGTGGCGAGTTCGGCGTCGCGTCCGAGTGCTGATTTTGCTTTTTCCGGGTGGTTTTCGATTAGGCCCTCGGTGAAAACGCTGTTTTCCGACCGGAGTTCTTCGGGGATGTCGTCGCTAATTCTATTTGTCATTATTCGAGTTGTGGTCCGTTAAGTTCTTGATACACGTTGGCAACGTTATCCGATAACTCCCCGCCGGACGCGATAACCGAAAACGCTTCCGCCACGAACTCCTCGGGCGACTCGGCCGCGTACTCCGACACCTCGTCCTCGATTTGATCTATATCATCGCCGCCGACGTCCTCCGGCCAAAAGTAATAATCGAATATATCCTCTCCGCTGTCCCCATAATGCGCGGCGTGGCCGACCTCATGCGCGATAGTCCCGAAGCCGTTATTTTCGGCTAAGTACCCCTCAAACGCTTCATTCCCCGACATCGAGGCGGGGCCGAACGTTAATGCGTTTTGCCCAGGGTCATACGCGGCGCTCGCCGTCGCGTTGATGTCGTGGTCGCGAATCTCGTCGACCGCCGAAAATAACTCCGCATCCGTGTCGCTCAATTCCTCAATAGACTCGGTAAGCGTCTGTGCTTGATCCGTGTCCATATTCCGCAGTGAGACCGAGACGTCCGTGTCCACCGCCGACTCGATCCGCTCGGTGGCGACCTCCCGCGCCGCGTCCGGCGAGTCAATATCGGCGAAGCCGCGGGCGGCACCGCCGCCGACGTCATCGAGCGACGTCGCGTCGTTCGGGACGCCGTCGACGGTCACCGGCGAGTCGGGGTCGAATACATCGGAGAGGTCGCCGTCGTTCTCCTGGATGAACCCGAGCGTCTCCCGCGTCGACATACCCCCGAAGTCCGGTGCGTCGTCCGGAAGGTCGAACGGCCGCTCGACGAACTGCCCGTTTGGGCCGCGTGGGTGAAGTGCGGGATTCCAGTCAAGTTCGGCGACCTCGGCGAGTCGCTCCGACTGCGCGATGTCCGGCCGTCCGGCGGCGATCCACTCCGCCCACCGCCGGACCCACGCGTCCGAGAGCGTCTCGATGCCGGTCGGGATAACCGGCACGTCGCTAAAAGAATCGCCGTCACCCTCCAGGTACGCATCCTCGAAGGCCGCTTGGACGCGCTCGTCCGTCTCGTCGGGGAGCGACATCGTGTCGCCGGTCTCGCCCTCACGATCCGGCGGCTCGGCTTCGAGGCCGAGGAACGTCTCCCGAAGTTCGTGCGCCGGGACGACCTGTTCGACCGCGCCGCCGGGGGCCGCCGCTTTGAGGCCCTGCATCGAAACCGACCCGATACAGCGGCGTCGGCAGCGCCGCGAGGATATACTCGATTTGCTGTTGGATGTGGTCGACGTTGTCCGGGACGTCGCTGTCGAATTGGTCGAGTTCGACCGCATAGTTGACGACGTCGATGTTCTCCGGGTTACTCGGATCCAGCGAGTCGAGGAGGGCTTTCGCCGTGTCCTCGTCGTCGGTGTCGACCGTCGCGAGCCAGTGGCCATACCCGACGGCCTTGATCGCCTGGGCAGTGTCCGAGAACTCCTCGCGGAGTTCCTCGCTCCGGTCGACGACCGACGCCGTATCGGGGCGGCCGAAAATCGTCCCGGTGTCGGGGTCGTTCGAGAGGAGCGTCACGTCGTCCAGCGCGAACGGGATGTCGTCCTTTTCGTCGTAGTCGCCGAAAATGTCGTCGTACTGGACGAACGCCGCGGCCTTCTCCGCGGGCGTCGTCGGTGCCGAGTTGAACCGCGAGGGGTCGCCGGCCATGTCTTGGACCGCCACCGTCTCGAAATCGACGTCGGTGTCTTGCGGCCGCAAGAGGAGGTTTTTCCCGTCGCGTGTGTAGGCGGTCGTCGTCTCCGTTTTGAATGTTCGCAAGCCGAGGATGTACTCGCGCTCGGTGGGGTCGTCGTAGGCGTGCTCGACGAGCGCCGTCCCCCGCCGGCCGCGGAGGTCGATCACAACGTCCTCGAGGACGTCCGCGAGATCGCGGTCGAAGCGCCCGCCGACGATGCCGCACTGGCCGGCCCACAGCTCGAGGGCGTCCGAGAGCGCCATGCCGCGGAACTCTTGGAAGCGGTAGTCCTCGGGGACCGTCGGTTCAGCGAGTCGTGCGACCGCCGACCGGAGGCGGGCCGTCAGTGAGGTGTCGTCGCTCATGTGTATCTAAAGTTGGAAGGCGAGGACGTCGTCCGATCCCGACCGGCCCCGGTAGCCGGCGGCGGCCAGCGCGAGGGCGTCCGGGTGGTCGTCGTGGCCGCCGTCGGGGTGCGTGATTTTCGTTTTCCCGCCGCGGGTCAGCGAGTACGTGAGCTTTTTCAGTTCGCGCGCGAGGCGGGGGTGATGCGCTAGCGTGAGGGTGCCGTTCTCGAGGGCTGTTTTGAGACCGTTGTACAGCGACTGCTTGCGGTCGATCGTGAACTTGACCCCTTCGACCGTGTGTGACCCGATGTCGTCGGCGAGCATCTCGACCACGCCCGCGCCGAGGCCCGTCTCGTCGACGCGGATCGTCGTCGGTGTGTGGGCCTCATACAACCGCCGGAGTTCGCCCGCGGCATCGGTGAGCGTCAGCTCCGGGTCGGAGACGAGGACCTTCGCCGTCCCGCTGTCGTCGATCCCGACGATGACCGTCCGGTCGTCGCCGGCGCGGGCGATGTCGGCCCCGAGAGAGACGACGTCACGGTCGCGATACGTCGCGTCGTCGGCGGTCACGTCGTCGATGAGTGCCGGCGTGAAGAACCGATCCGAGGAGCCGATGAACTCCCCGAGATACTCCTGGCGGAACGTCCGCGCGTCGGTCTTGCGTTCGCGTTCGGCCAGCCACTCGGGGTCGACCTGCGGGGACAGCGCCGTCGGCCAATACGGCGCGTGCCAGTCCTCGTCAAGCCGGCACTTCTCGAAGAAATAGCCGGCGTCGCCGGCCGGGGTTGACGTCAAAATGAACTCGTACGTCTCATGTGTCGTGAAAAACGGCTCGATGACGTCCTCGAAGATCGCATCCGGCGCGTAAGCGGCCTCGTCGACGATGACGAACTGTGGGTTTTTGCCCCGTTGCCCGACGCCGTCGACGCCGAGCGTTCGCGAGAGGAGGCGGCCGCCGTGCTCGAACTCCCACTCCCGTTTGTTTTTGTTCGTCACACCGAGC